AATATACCAAGGAAGACCGCTATCCTCACAACTAATTTTATCTGCCTGACTAGGATCAGGTGGGGTGATGGGGTGACTATGAACTACACCTACTATCTCTCCTGTATTATCTGCTTTTACATAATCCTCTGGATCAAGAATAAAACATTGATGATCTGTCATTGAAAGATTACGGCAAGGGTAATAACGCTCTTTACCTTTTATATTTAAAAGTAAGCCACAGGACTCCTTGGGATCTTCACGTTGAGCATGAAGTAGTGCTTTATATTTCCAAGTCATTGATTAAACGTACCAATAGCAGGGAAATCCTTTCTTGTGCATTGTCTTTTAGGACAACGGATGCCGACAAGATCAAAAACAGATGCTAATTCAAACTTTACTATTTCTCTTGTTTCAGAGGCTTTTCTATCAATAAGATAGATTTCTTTAGGAAACTCTGCTGTGGGATCAGCAGTTGCATTTGTATTATTAGAAAAATTGACCGCATCAATAAATTTAGCTAATGTTCTTATTCTAGTAACAGTAGCTCCTGTTAAATCATTTCCAACAGTTGTTTGGTTAACAGATAAAAGTATTGAAGATATTAAACCAGTAGCATTGCTGATTGTTAAAGTAGGTCTAGGTAATTGACCTTTTTGAAAAGCAAAACCTTCTGCCTTTATTGGAAATCTAAGATAAGAATTACCAGCCCAAACTATTTGACCATTTGCACTATTGCTACCAGCATGAAAACGATATACAGTGCTTGCACCATGTAAAGCTGTTGATAATTGAAGCGTAAATAATTCAATAATCGCTGATGGATTTATTGACTGTAAATCACTAAAAACTGCTGAGTTTACTGTCATTACGATATTGGTTCAAATACTTGCACAAATTTTGCATTTATAGTCGCAAGATTAGAATAATTCATATCTTTTGACCAACTTGGACATTTAAACTGCATAGAACTTGCTTCATTTGGTGGAGTGTATGTAAAGCTATCACCATCAACTGCTCTTGCATCTAAAAATGTTTCAATGGTATCAGAATCAGTTTCAGATAAATCTTTCCAAACAAGAGAAAATTCTTTTGGATTTTGATTTAATCCAAATAAAAGCCTATGTTCATATCCATCTCCAAAAGTAACAGTCCTAGTCCTAGGATTAGATGATTTTTTTACTGGGTAACTAGGTTCTATAGATGGAAAAGTTGCCATTATGCTAATAAACCTCCTGGCCTTTGTTGCTCTATTAATTCAGATTGTATCGCAGCAGATATTAAGCGACCAAGTTCTCTGCCTTGTTGTTCATCACCCTCGACAGAAGAACCAGTTGCATCTACGTTCACAACTATATTACCAACACCTCCAGAACTTTGCACTCCAAGCTTTCCATTCGCGCCACGCTTCAACGGCATGATCGCTTCCGGGCCAGCTTCTCCCATGAGGCCAAATCTGCCATAACCACCCGAACCATAAGCAAACATAGTTGGATTTTTTATTATGCCTCCTTTTGCAAACTTAGAAATCTTGTTGCCAGCATCGTATACATTACCCATTGCATTTTTGCCACCTGTAATTCGATCAAAAAATGGAAAAGGACTTAAGAAGTTAAGCAATGATGCTCTTACAAGCATTCTGGTGAGATCTGCCATTATTGATCTTGCAAGATCACTAAAGTTTAGCTTTCCTGTTTGCACAAATTTAACAAGAGCATCTTCCATCCCTTTAAATGCACCAGCGACAGCATCTTGAGTTTGTTTTCCAAAATCGCTAATAGTATCAAAATATGCTTTTGCTCCTTGTTGTATATCGTTAAGAGCTTTATTACCTCCGTCCGTTGTTGTCGTTGTTGTTGATGTTGTTCCTCCTTCTCCCCCTACCTCTTGTGGCTTAGAAGGATTATAAGTTTCTGTTATCGTTTTGAAATTCTTTTTAGCTTGTTCTGATGTTTCTTTTATACCTTTTTGTGCAATTTCAAAAGCTTTTTTAAAATTACCCATTGCTAAATTACCCAAAATAGATGTTAGATCTATCAAGCTTCTTGTTGTAAATCTAATAAGCTCTACAGTTGCAAAAACAGCTACACCTAAAGTTTTAAAAGTGATAGTTATAGCTTTTAACGCACCATCTGACTTACTTATTGCTTCTACAATTTCAGAAAATGATTTTTGCAAAGCAGCACCAACTGGAAGAATACTTTTACCAATTGCATCTTTTAATTCAGATATTGCAGTCTGCAATCTATCACCAGCAGCTTCTGGGCCTTGTGCAAGGATTTTTGCGTTTTCTCCATATTTTTTAAACAGAAGATCTGCAAAACCCATAAAGTCTTCAAGAGTTACCTTACCTTGCTCTAATGCCTTATCTAATTCTGCTGGAGTTTTATTCATAGAATCAGCAAATAAAGTAAACGCACCGGGTAGTCTTTCTCCCAATTGTTGCCTCAATTCTTCGGCTGATACTTTGCCTTTTGAGAACACCTGGCTAGTAGCTCGCATAGCAGCTTTCATGTCTTCTAAGTTTCCACCAGTACCTCTAATACCAGCAGCTATTGCTTTAAATACTTTTTCTGCATCTGATACAGATTGACCAGCACCAACAACAGATGCTGTTAAAGAAGTAAATTGTCTTGTAATGACATCCTGTGGTATTGCTAGATCTCTAGATGTTTGTAATAGAAATTTTTGTGATTTATTAAATTGATTTGTGTCACCTATAACTAATCTTAATGCTTTTCTTTGTAATCCTAAAGCAGCAGAATATTCCGCTAAACCAGCTATTTGTTGACGCACCATTCCAACTTGCGCACCAATTGCAGCGCCAACAGCAGCACCGGCAGGGCCACCAACACTTAAACCAATACCAGCACCAATTGCACCTTCTGGCCCTCCAAAAATACCACCAGCCGCTATAGCTCCAGCACCTTTTGCAAAACCTTTTAATTTACTTTTAAAACCAGTAGCACCAACGCCAGCTTGTCGCATTCTGGCATCTAATTTTGCAATATCAGCAGTAAGTTGTTTAAATTCAACACTTGTAACATCAGCCATATTACGCAATCCATTCAAAGCATTTCTTTGTGCTTGCATTGCATTAAGACTATTTCTTGCACCAGCGCCTAATTTGTTAAATTCATTCTTTACTTTTGCAATTGAATCTTTAGATAAAGATTTAAAATCTCTATTTAATCTTGTTGTTTCACCACGAAGCCTTTTAAAAGCTTTTGCTACCTCACCTTCACCCTTCGTTAAAAAAGCAATATTAATTTGTGAAGTCTGTTGAGCCATTTATTTCTTTTCCTTATTAAGTTCTTTCAAAGCTGTATGTTCCATGATTTGTAGCTCTTCTAAAATTTTACGCCTATCTGTAATATTGTAAAGGTCAAACATACCACCTTGCATTAAAAGAACTTCATACTTTAATCCTACAAAACCTCCAAAGGAAGTACTCCATTGTGTCTGCATATTACAAAACATCATAACAGCATCCCAATTATCCTCATAGACCTCAAAATTATCTTTATCTTTTTTAGCTTTCTCGGTTGGCAGTTTTAGACCGAATGCTTTTGCATCATCTTGCGTTTCATCAATAACTTCTTTACCAGAACCTAACCAATAAAGAACTGCCTCTCTTAGTTTTTTACTTTTTCATCTACTAAAGATTTGGTGTAAGACTGAGATACTGCCCTTAACCAATACGCATCTTCCATCATCTCTTTTAAATTTTGGTTATTAAAAGGAATATCTTCTCCATCTTCTTCTTTCATATTTTCCCATCCAGCAAGCATCATTTTGAGCATTTCAAATTCTGTTTTATTTTCTGCTGCATCTTGATACTCGCTTACTTTTAATCTTTTGAAAATAGCGATAAATTCATTTTCTTCATATACCCCAGCATCAGTCTCACTAGGTTCGCGAACAACAACAGGCCATTTAAATGTTTTGTTCTTTTTTCTTACAAAAGTCATAAAGTGTAGAAATAAATATACTTCTACACTCTAGCTGTTATTTAACTAAAAGTTAAGTATAGACAATTGATAGCTCATCATTTGCTGAACTTGGAACAAGTGTATATGGTATTTCAAGCATAGTTACGCCATCCATTTCTCCATAACTAACATCACCAATATCCACTTTTGTGCTACTTAAGCGACAGATATTACCAGCAGTAGTTCCATGAGTAACTGTTAAGTTTCCTAGTGTTGAATCAACTAAAGCAGCAGAGAAGTAATCTTTTTGTGCAAGTGTTGGAGCTTCTATAGTTACAGAACCATTAGCTGCTCTATCTGTAAGTAAAACTTCCTTAGTGCCACCAACAAGTTCTCTGTACACTATTGAATTACCAATATCAAAATTAAGACTTTGTAATGCTCCGGCAAAGCTTAATAACTGGAAGCTACTTGTATTACCATTTTTAAATATTAATGGAGTTGCTTGGTTTCCATAAGTAACAGAAGGTAATGCAGTATCTGTTGGGGCATTGTATATCCCGGTAAAAGTAAAATCGAGGGTTGGGATTGCTCCTACCTCTGCTGATAATGCTACGTTGCCTCGACACCCGGTAACAATATGCCTTACACCATCTACGTTGTAGTGAATAGTAATTGAGGGAAAACTTGAAGAGAGTGGAGTGTAAGTAACAGTATCATTACCACCACCACTTACTTCATCCGTAATGGCCTCTGCCATACCACAAGCTTTTAGCGCACTTGAATATCTAGGAGGAGTTCCTGATGTTCCAGATCCAGCAAGTTCAACACTAAACGTACACTCAACTCTTGTATTAGCTAGTAACTGCTCAGATGCCCCTAAATAAGGTCTAACAACATCTCTATTCACTACATCACTTGACTGTGGTGTAATTGACAGATCTCTTACAAGAACGACATCTGTTGCAGCAGGTGTAGGATCAGTTCCGTAACTGCTTTCGGCTTCAATTAGAATAACTCTCTTTCTTGTCAGTTGTGCCATCTTTAATTACCTCAGTAGGGGGTTTTGCTTGTGAAGTTTGTCCACCCTCGCTTGGTGGGATATGTTTTATATTAAACCTTTTGGGTTGTTAGGGTCACAATTACACAATAAGTCATGTTGACAAATCGTTATAAGTACTTCTGTAGTCTATTTCATACTCACAAGTAATTACTCCTGCTGGTTGATCTGCTTCTATAGCATCAAAAGATACTGTCGCCGGTCTTACATCAATGGCAAGCCCATCAAGAGTAGGATCGCTTACCATTTTTGTATGTAAACTTTCTACAGTTGCATCTCCTGTTGTATCAGGAGTTTGTGATCTGACTAAAACCACTATGCGAACTCTTAATGTCCAATCTAATTTAAGATAGGTTGCACTATTAA